TGATTTCAATTTACAAAGATAGCGTCAAGCAGACTGTATCTATAGTTAAAGATGGAGCAGTTGTAGCTACAATGACTATGGGCGAGTGGTCTAGGTTGATTGCTCATCCGGTGGTTTCGTTTCCGTAATACTATTGACAAATTGGCATGAGCGGTGTAAAAGCTGCTCATGCTTTAATGTTTAATAGGAAGCGTTATGACTAGCGTGATTTACATTATTACTAATATTGTTAATGATAAACAATATGTTGGTCAGGCTGTAGTTAAAGATAAGCGATGGCGCGATCATAGAATTATGCTTAATGCAGGTAAGCATAAAAATAGGCATTTACAAGCTTCCTATAATAAATATGGTAAAGAAGCTTTTATATACACTGTACTTGAAAAAGTAGATGTGGAGTTTTTAGATTTTAGAGAACAGTATTGGATGAATATCCTCAATACTGTCACTCCTAACGGCTATAATTTAAATCCTGCTGCTGGCAGTGCTTTAGGATTTAAGCATTCAGAAGAAACCAAAAAGCGATGGTCTGAGCAGCGTAAGGGTAAGAAACGCTCTGCTGAGTTTGCAGCTAGTGTGGCGGCTCGTATGACGGGAAAAATAGTTTCGTCTGAAACTAAAGAGCGTCAACGTTTAGCTCAATTAGGTAGCACTAAATCTGATGAAACTAAAGCTAAGCACGCCGCTAGAATGGCTGGCAATTCCCACAATAAAGGCAAGAAACGCAAAGTCCCTATGTCTGAAGAAACCAGAGAGTTAATTAGCCAAGCTAATAAGCTTGCTCATAAAAGACGTAAAGAAAAACGCCAAGAGGAACTTGACAAGGCTTGGAATTTAGCTCTTAGTGTGGGCAACTCCTCTTGGCCGGATTAAAGACCATTGCTCTAGCCTACAGCCCTCTTAGTTGGGCTTAAAAGTCAACTATTGATTGCTCGTTTAAATAGTTTGCATTCGAGCGGCAGACATTTTTCACAATCAATATTTTAACTTTTAAGCCTGACAAAAGGACTTTAATCATGGCTGGGAATACATACCTCACGATCGACATGATCACAAGTGAGGCCGTAATGCTCTTTAAAAATAGTAACCTGTTCATCATGAACATGGATACTCAGTATGATGATCAGTTTGCTGTTGATGGTGCAAAGATTGGCGACACTCTCCGCATTCGTCTGCCTTCTGACTTCGTTGTTACTGATGGCCCTGCGATGCAGTTGCAGGATAACACTCAGCAGTATACCTCTCTGACTGTTTCCAGTCAGAAGAACGTTGCTACGCCTTACAGCACCGCTGAACGCACTATGAGCATTGATCGCTACTCGGAACTGGTTGTAGCTCCGATGGTGAATGCTCTCTGCGGTAAGGTCGCATCTACTGTCATGAAGGGTTCTGAAGGCGGCGTTTGTAACCTCATTGCAAACGTTGATGGTGGAGGTACTATCATCTCGCCTACTATGGATCAGTTCACGGGTGCTAATGCTATCCTTGATGATCAGGGCGCTACCATGCTTGATCGCCGTTGCGTTCAGGACCCTACATCTGATGCGCGTACTGTTAGCTCGCTGGCTGGTTTGCTCAATCCTTCGCAGGAAATCTCCGCACAGTTCCGTAGCGGCATGATGAAGTCTGGCTTAGGCTTTGATCGCTTCTTCCGCGACCAGACCGTTATTAAGCATACCACTGGCTCCTTTAGCGCTGGCGGTACGGTTAATGGTGGTGGCCAGACAACCGGAACCAATGGCGGTAATATTCTCGTTAACGCTATTACTGGTACGCTCCGCAAGGGTGATATCATTACGTTTGATGGTGTTAACGCTGTCAACCGCGTCACTAAGGATACCCTTGGTACGTTGCGTCAGTTTGTTGTGACTGCTGACGTTGCCACTAACGGTACAAACATTCCCATCTATCCGGCTATGATTGGTCCGGTTGGTGGTGTTGTCGGTGGTGCTGATCAGCAGTACCAGACTGTAGATGCGCTGCCGCTTAATGCTGCTCAGATGCGTTTGGTTACTCCTGCCAACAGCGTCTACCGCAAGTCGCTGGCGTATACGCAGAAGGCTGTTACGATGGCTTCTGCTGACTTGGTGATGCCCAAGAAAGCAGTTGAGGAAGCAGCGCGTACATCTTATGATGGCGTGTCTATGCGTATGCTGACTGACTATCTGCCGCTTACGGATCAGTTGGCTACTCGTTTGGACGTTTTATTCGGGTACAAATTCATTAGGCCGGAATGGTTGTGCGTCATAGCCGATAGGGTATAATTGAATTTCTATCTATAACCTCTTAAAATAAGGCTTGCCTTTATCCACTCAGGACTTTAGAAGTCAAATTCTTTAGACCTGAGTGGAGAGACTTATGACTTGGACGGCGGAATGGCCTAAGCTTGCCAAAGCTAAATGTAAAGTAGATGGGTGCGATAGAGACGCTTATGGTAAAGGTTGGTGTCGCCCACATTGGCATAGAATGCATAAGTATGGGCGACTAGAGAAGATCGTAGGGTTGATTAAGGGGAATTGTACTGTAGAAGGTTGCGAAGAAAAAATTAAAGGTAAAGGGCTTTGTAAAAATCATTACTCTCATTTTAGAATATATGGTGTACATCCTAATGAGTTTAACGAAAAGCTAAAGGCTCAAAACTACGTTTGTGCGATTTGCGAACAGCCTGAAACATCATTGTTTAGAAATATTCCGGGTAAAGTTAAAAAGTTGTCACAAGATCACGATCATGCTACAGGAAAAATGAGAGGTTTGCTCTGCACTAGATGTAATCATTTTCTAGGTAGAGTGAACGAAGATATAAATTTAATTCAAAATATGATCAATTATTTAATTAAACACAAACAGGATAATTAAAAATGCCGCTTACTGAATTTCCTGCTCCACCAGATTTGAAGCTTAATTATGAGCAGACGATTACTGACGGTATCAACATTAATTTAAATCCTTGGACGGTAGATAATCCTCATCCGGGTTTCGGCAAAGACCCTAATATTCTTAATGAATATGGTCATACTGAATACCCAATGTGGGTTGATGATCCTAGACAGCCCGGTAAGCGTGTTATTGTAAATAACAAAGCTGAATTTGAAGCATTGTCTACTCCTGCACAGGCTGCTCCTGCATGGCCAAAGTAACGGCTGAGCAAGAGGCTGAATTTAAACGTCGTCGCGCTGCTGGTGCTACAGTTAGTAGTGATGAAGTTAAAGCATATGTCAAGATTGGTCCTAAATTAACAAAGGACCAATACCTAGCTTTCCTCAAAGCAACAGATAGCAAATGCAATGGCGACAGCTAGAGAATTTATTGAACTGTGCTTAAGGGAAGTTGGCGTTACTGGCGTTGGTCAAACAGCGCTAGACCAAGACGTTAATGATGCATTCATTATTTTAAATCGTATGCTAGCTCAGTGGCAGAAACGCCGCTGGCTAGTTCCTAATCTGGTAGACGTTAAAGCTTTGGGTAATAGCCTGCGATCCAATCCCATTGGACCGGGTGCTTATTATAACGCGCAGCGTCCTGACAAAATTCAAGCTGCTTATTTTAAACAGCTTGGCGACCAACAGAGCCAGAATAACGTTAGCTATCCTCTGTACCCTATCTGGAGTTATGAGGACTACGCTAACAAAATTCAATTAAAAGAATTAAATACTTGGCCAACGTATTATTTTTATGACAACGCTTTTCCTTATGGAAACGTTTTCATTTGGCCTATCCCCACAAGCCAGTATGAAATCCATTTGATTTTAAAAGGTCCAATTGGTTTTACTACAGAGCTTAGAGCAGGTCGCATCAGTAATGCTGGCTTAGGCTATACTGATGGTGATTATTTAGATATACCATTCTTTAATGTATCGTCATTAGGCGGCGCTGGCTCTGCTGACGTTACTGTAGCTGGCGGCGTAGTAACTCAAATTGTTATTCATCAGCCGGGAGATGGCTATAAGATTGGTGATATACTCACATTAGACACTACTCTTATGGGCGGTACTGGCGCTGGTTTTCTTTGGACAGTAACAGATGTAGTTAGCTCGCTTGATAGTGAGTTTAATATGCCTCCTGAATATGAGGAGGCTATACATTATAATTTATGCATTCGCTTAACTGCTCATTACCAGTATGACCCAAACCCGGTTCACGGTAAGCTTGCCAGCATAGCTTTAAATACTCTTAAAGTTTCTAATACTCAGATATCTAAATTGCAGATGCCATCAAGCTTACGCTTTGGTGGTAATAACGGCTTCTATATATTTAATGCGGATCAAAACTAATGGCCCGCGTAGAGCTACTATCCTCAGCATATAGCGGTAAAAGCATTATTGCGTCAGGGCAAGAATGTGTAAACCTTTATGCTGAATTTAACGCTAATACTGATCCACAAGCACCAGCTAGAGTTACGTATTACCCTACACCGGGTAGTCAAGTTTATGCCCAAAACACTGAATATTTATTTGGTGCTAGAGGAGCGTATAGAACTAGCAGCGGTACAGCGTATTACGTAGTAGGACAAAACGTTTATAGCGTTGGCGTAGATAATACCTTAACCGTTATTGGCATTATTGCCAATAGACCTTCTATGGTCAAAATGAAGGACAACGGCTTAGTAGTTGTGCTGGTTGATGGCGTAAATGGTTACGTTATTGACATGGTATCTAATAATTTTGGTACTATAACTGATCCTAATTTTTATGGTTCAGATTTTGTCGAATTGTTGGATACATTCTTTATATTTAATCGTCCTCGTACTAATCAATTTTACATTACTGTATCTAATGCTGATTTTACTTTACTTACTACTACAGGAGCTTTTGACCCATTAGATATTGCGGCTAAAGCAGGCTTCAATGATCCTATTGTGGGCATAGCTTCTATTCATAGGGAGCTTTGGCTAATTGGCAATCTGACTACTGAAGTCTGGATTGGTACTGGCGCTGCTGACTTTTATTTTCAGCAACAGCAAGGCGCATATATCAATCATGGTTGCGGCGCTCAGTATTCTATAGCTACTATTGACACTATAGTTTTCTTTATCATGCAGGATATGCAGGGTAATGGAATTGTAGTTAAGGGTGGCAACTATGAGACTAGTGAAATTTCTACACCGCGTATTGTCAAAGAATTTAAAAGCTACGCGACATTAGAAGATGCTATAGGTTTTTGTTTTCAAATTGGTGATCATGCTTTTTACGCTGTAGTGTTTCCAACTGCTAGTAAAGGCTGGCTTTATGATCTGACTACTGAACAGTGGAGCGAATGGAATTGGTGCGATGAAAACGGAAATCTTTTAAGACCGCGCGGCAACTGTTGCATGTTTGCGTTTAATAAAATTTTGGTTGGTGATTGGGAAAACGGCAAACTTCTTGAACTATCTTTAGAGCTATACATGGATGAGGATAGCCCTATTGTTTGGATTAGAACTTTCCCGCATATGACTAATAACAATGAGAAGATTACTTACAACAGTTTTGATTTAGACGCTGAAGTAGGAACTATAGAAGATCAGGAAGCTACTGCACAAGTCAGCTTATCTTGGTCTGATGATAAGGGTAAGAGCTACGGTAATCCAGTTTTACAATCTATGGGCAAGACTGGCGATTACAGGCTAGTGCCATCTTGGAATAGATTAGGCCAAGCTCGCGATAGAGTTTTTAAAATTAGTAGTTCATCAAATGCTCAGACTGCTATCAATGGAGCATTCATTGATTTTAAAAGGGCTAAACACTGATGGGTGTTGTACCTAATCTGAAGGCTGCTTTAACGGACGCTATGAATAAAGTTATTCCACCTTGGAATAGTTTTTTTCAGCAATTTACAGCACCAGCTAAAGCGGCGGAAACTCCTACTAGCCCCTATACACCTAACACGCAAGGTAGCTTAATTTTCATCACTGCTCCAGCTAGCATCACTTTAGCTAGAGGGCAGTTAAGCATTTCTCTCACTGGTCAAAAAATAGTACCTGTTGCTGTTGGCGATACCGTTACGTGGTCTGGCGGATCAGCACAATTCTTGAGGACATTTTCACAATGAATGAGATGATTGTGGGTAAGGAATTTAAAGGTCCAACCTTAAAAGGTCCGATGTTAGAAGCTTTAAAAGATCGTCAATCTATGTTGCGTTCTAAAACATTTGAAGCAGAAGCTATCATGAAAGCTATGCCTCAAATAGAATTAGAAGTTAAGCATCATTTTTCTAAAGGAGTTTATGCCCGCGAATTGATCATTCCAGCGGGCGTTACTTTGGTTGGCGAAATTCACAAATTTGAAAATTTAAATATTCTCTCTCAGGGAAGTATGCTAGTCACAACAGAGCGCGGTGTTGAGCGGGTTGACGCTCCATTTACGGTTGTGTCGCCAGCAGGCACTAAACGGATTGCCCACACATTGACCGAATGCATTTGGACTACAATTCATGGGACTGACGAAAAAGACCCTGAACTGATTAAGAATTACTTTATCGCAGCTAATGAGCAAGAGTGGTTAGAGTTTTCTAATGTAGCTCAATTAGAATTAGGATTGCATTAAAATGGCTTGGGTCGCGACAGCAGTTATAGGTAGTGCGGTTATTGGCGCTGGCGCTACTATGTATGGCGCTAATAAAGCTTCCGACGCTCAGACTGCGGCGGCTGATAAAGCTTCTGGTATAGCTCAGCAGCAGTATCAGCAGACACGCGAAGATTTATCCCCATTTAGGCAGATTGGTAATTACGCTGCGGATCAGCTTACAGGTAAATTATCAGAGTTGACTACACCTATCAGTGTCAATCCTGATGATTTTCTTAATAGCGAAATGTATAAGTTTCAAAGTCAGCAAGGCCAGAAAGCTGTTACCAATTCCGCTGCTGCTAGAGGATTGGGTAATTCTGGTGCTGCTCTTAAAGGCGCTGCTGCATTTGCTAATGGTTTAGCTTCCACTAATTGGCAGCAGAATTTTAATAATCAGGTCACTAATCAAACTAATGCTTATAGTCGATTAAAAGGATTGGTGGACACTGGCCAAAGTGCCGCTGCTCAAACTGGTAGCGCTGGTACAGCAGCCGCCAATACTTCTGCTAATGCTGCTATTGGTGCTGGCAATGCACAAGCTGCTGGAGCTAATGCTACAGGTGGAGCTATAAGTAATTTAGCTAACAATCTCGGTGGATATGCCATGTATAAAGGAATGTACGGTAGCGGCTCTCCTGCTACTAGCAATCCTTTTGGTGGCGTAGCTAATCCTACATTCTATTAAGGTGACGCATGGCTGAAGTCGATACCAGTTCATATCCTAAAGCTGCTATGCCTGTCTCTCCTTTAGACGTGGCTGGTAAGCTTGGCAATTTACAGCAGCAAAATCAGCAAATTCAGTCTGGAGCTATTCAGATTGATAAGCAGAAGCTTGATTTAGTTACTCAGCAATTTGGCATCATGAACAATGAGCTTGCTGGTTTAGCTAATGGTAATTATACCAAACCTCAAGCCGCTGAGCGTTTAGGGACTATTGCCAAGACTTTAGGTCTACCTGCTCCTGTTGTTCAGCATATGACGGCTGAGTTAGAAGCTGCTCCTAATGTCCAAACATTTGCTAAAACTGCGATCACTCGCGGTATGCAGACTATGGAAAAGGTTCAGCAGTTGTATGGGCAAAATGCAACAGTTCAGGATAATAAGAACATCTATTCTGGCGTGCAAGCTTCCCCTATGCAAGGTGGAGCGTTTCAACCTGTCAATAGAACTCCTGTTCAGTTGCCAGTTGGTACACCGGGCTACAATGAAGAAAATCAGCAAGTTTATGAACAACCAGCAGGACCGTCAGGAGTGGTGCCAGCGGGCGTTCCTACGCCGCGTCCTGCTCCAGCAGCTAGGACGATGCCTGTTGAGCCTCCTATGCCTTCAGCAGCCGTTACAGCCCCGCCTAGCCCTGCTCCAGCGACATTCGCTGAACGGACTGACGCGGCGTTCCCCAAGCCCTTAACGGCTGGCCCTAGCCCGTTATTCCCTGAAGGCAAGGAAGCCTATACCAAGGATCAGTTGCTTGCTTCTAATAAGGCTCAGGGTATTAAGCCTGCCATCCAAGCTTTAAAGCTTATGCCCGGTCTGTCTACTGGTCCCGGTACTGGCCAATTCAATGACTTGGTTGCTGCTGCAAAGGCTTGGGGAGTTGTCGATACTAAGGCTGAGAATGATCCAACAGTTTTAAGGCAAGAACTGGAAAAGAAGCTGGCTCAGTATGTGGGCAGCAGCCCTATTGGCCAACGTTCGGATGCAGCCCAAACGTTAGCTGAAGCTGGTTCTCCTAATCCTAAGAAGCAAATTCTTCCTGCATTGCAGGCTTTAACTCGCGATGCTGTTGCTTTAGACCGTGTTAATATTTTGATGCCTCAAGCTTTCAAAGGTTCTGACTATCAGAATTACTTAAAGCATAAGGGGACGTTCCCACAAAATATTGATGAGAAGGCTTTGACGTTGGATATGCTGCCTGAGCAGGACCGTGCAAAGCTGGTAAATAAAATGGTTAAGCAGTATCGTGATGGTGATGCTGGACAAAAGAAGATTGCTAATAAATTTTTAGATACTTTAAAATTAGCTAGAGAAGCTGGCGTTTACGAGGGTATGTAATGCCTGATTTTAATATTGATGATGTATTAGGCCAATTTGGCGAAAAGTCTAAAGCTCCTAAAAAGGGCGGCTTTGACCTAGATAGCATTTTGTCTGAATTTGGCGATAAGACTTCCTATGGTGGAACAGTAAAAGAAGAAGGTAAGCCTACTAAAGTTTATATTGATACCAAGCCTCAGCCTCCTATCTCTGGTATTTCTAAAGAAGCGTCGGATGAATTAAACGCTACGCGCATTGGCAAGCAAGGCGGTGAAAATCCGCGCTCTATGCTACCGCGTACCAATATTCAAGAGGCTGCTTATAACGCTGATGCTAGCGGCAAAGCTTTAATGTCTGAAGGTCTAGAGGACTTTCAATCTGGTAAGCCTTACAAAGGCGCTGGAAAGATGGCGTTAGGCGGATTAGCTAGATTAGCTTCTCCTATGACTGGCATCGTAGAAGGTGCTGTAGCTACTCCTGTAACTGATATTACAGGCAGCAAGGATATTGGTGATCGCGCTGGCTTTGTTGCTGGTGCTGTTACGCCTATGGTGCCGGGTGCTGGTGCTGTTGTTAAAGCTCTGCCTAAGAATAAAGCTTTATCGACATTAGTTGAAAACATTGGTCCTGAAAACTTGGCTCCTGTTGTCAGAGCCATGAAGGAAAACCCGCGTCTGGCTCCTGCTGATTTATCGCCGCGCGTTCTTCAGGATACTCAGAATTTATTTGTTACTGAAGGTAAGCATATTGACCATTTAGCTAACACGTCTGCTCAGCGTATGGCAGGACGTAAAGACGCTATGGAAGCTGCCTATGATGCGTCTGGCGGTGTAGCTCCTGATTTGGCTCAAAAAATTAATGATCTAGCTCAAGCTTCTAAGAAGGTTGGAACAGACTTAATCAATCCAACTTTACAGAGCGCAAAGCCTGTCAACATAGCTAGCACTCTTACAGCTATTGATGACGTTTTAAAGCCGGGTGTTTTAAAGATTGGGGATAGCGTACCTTTAACTGAAGTAAAGAAAGAATTGCAGAGCATTCAAAAATCTTTACGTACAAGTAAAGAGTATGATGCTAATGATTTGCATAAATTTCAATC